GTAAGCGGCGCTCCTGCAGAGAGTTAACCCGGCTATAGTAATTCTCCAGGTCACCGTCTCCGGTGCTGAATCCCGCTGGCGATTGCCCAAACAGGCGAACTAAGGGGATCCCCGTCGCCCCCGAAACCTGTTCGGCAAAGCGTAGGATGACGTCTGCAATACCCGCGAACGTATAGCTATGTGTTCCGAATTCATCTTCTTTATCCATGAGGGTCATGCCCTCTATGGTCTGAAACTCACGGATCATATCCATATGCTTCATCAGTCCAGCCACCAGCGGACTACCTTCAGGCATCGCGAGGATTTTTCGCAAATCCTTAATGCTGTAGGTACGCAGGTGTGCTTTGTGAATGAGTTGTGTGGTACCTACTGTCGCTGTATCGAATGCCTGTATGCGCTCGAAAATACGCTCTACCACCGACATACCCCAGCCGTTTTCCGTCTGCGCCTGCTGGAAAGGTAATGAATCTCCTTCCATGCGGATGATGCGGGAATGGTGGATTTTCCAGGGTGGAATACCCTGCTGGTTTGTTACTACACGGTAGTATTTTGGTTTGCCGAACTCCGGTCCGTAGTCAGTAACCAGATCGACGTAAGAGGGTTTAACCATCCAGCGGTCAAGGCTAATCAGCCCTTTAAACTGCCCCTCTTTGATACGGTCCATTTTGAGAGGGGTAGACATATCTTGCCCCTCAATCAGCACAACCAGAATGGCACCGCCATATAACCGTGACCATTTCAGGGTATCGTTCAATCCATCCCAGATGGCCGTGCTATCCCAGAACCGATCTACCTTGCCTTTTTGCCCGGGCTTTAGCTTTGAACTGATGTTTACACCCTTGCGGGTCATATCATCAGCCATTGCATCAACAGCAGCACCGACAAGAAACGATGAGCGGTAGGCGAACTCCAGTTCTACCCGGTTACGGGTAAGGTAACCAGGAAGATAGGAACCGCCAGTTTGAATATTCTGTGCCTGAGCACCGAGCTTAGCCGGGAAGTTGTTATAGCCGTCAGTTGTCCGGACAGCCTTACCGCTGCCTGTATTACGATGCTTTCGAGACATATCACGCTCCGGCCAGCTTGGCCCAAATATCAAGGGAAGAGTCCATCGGCGCGTAATTAATCATTACGGAATCAGCCAGGTTAGGTGACTTAGTGCCCTCGGGTTGTTTATCAACGAGAATTTTACCGACCGCATTTTTTGACCAGGTAGGCTGTGATAACTCCATCAGAAGACGATCCTTATTTTCCATCGTGCTGCTGATAGAAATAATTTCGTCCGGGTTATAGTCCATGCCATTCAGTGCACGGAATGTATTGCGGAACAGTTTGCGCAGATGCCACCAGCTCTGTGCTTTTGCATTAGCAAAGAAATCTTTATTGATACGGGCAGGCTTCCCGTTATCGCCAGGTACAGCCTCATCTTCCGGGTCAAAAACACCACCACTTCCCCGGAAAGGCGTAGCGGTAATCATTCCTAGCCCTTCTGCCTGTCTGAGTTCATTGATAACACGCGCATCTCCACGCGCACCGGCACCAAGACCATCCTCATCAAAGCGGAACTCATCCATGCCGTAATCGTCACAGTAGCCAAACGCTTTGCTGACTGAGGCGTAGATATCACTCCCCTTTCCAGACCATTCATGAACGTCCTGCAGAAGGAAGCCATACCGAGCAGAGAAACCGTTTTTGTCTTTACCTTCGTCGGCAATATCCATTGCTCCGAGGCGCTGCCCGGACGGTTCAATACCCAGTTTAATATGCGCATCGACTGCAGCCTGTACCCACTCAGAAGGGATCAGAATACCTTCAGCTGATGCCTGATAGTTCAGGTCCAGTTCCTGGGCAACGATGACCGGGTTATCAATTTTTTCACACTCTTTCTGGTACCAGGCGTCATCCTTACGTGGATCGCTGCGCCAGTGAAATGTGAAAACGGGGATTTTCCCGCTATGCCGCTTTTGAGCAAACGGGTTATTCATACCATTGACAGACGAGAGATCGATACGGCATCGGGTTGTCTGTGACAGCGCAGCATCGATAAGCTGTGGTCGCATCAGGAATGCAGATTCATCCACAAAATAAAGCGTTGTACGGTCACCACGGCCGATATTGTCGCCCGCCTCACCTTTAATCACTGCACCGGATTCTGGAAACTCAACACGCATATATGGAGCGTGTTTTTTCTCATTCCACGAACCCCGAAATTCAACGGGCAGCATCTCAACAAACTTTCTGGCTTTCCAGAACAGCGCTTTAGGGTCACCGGTACTGTCCACATATTCTTCTTTGCGGGAACCAAAGCCGATAACCATTTCTTTATTGAACAGGCATAACGAACAGGCCATACCGATAGACGTCCAGCTGAGCCCCATTTCACGGCTTTTTTCAGTCAGTCCGTTTTCGAGATTTGCACGGCGTTCCATTATCCAGTGAATCCACTCTTCCTGTTTGGGGAACAGTAAAAATGGAATGGTTGCTGGTAGACCAAAATCAAGGTTTCGTGGGTCAGTCGTCATACCCCAGTCGATAATGAATTGAGCCGGGTTTGTTCGGTAGAATTCTTTCAGCGCCGGTAACACACCAGGGTTTGCCCGAATACGCTGCAGCCTCTCCATGCGCCATTCAAAAACCATCTGATAATCAGGCTTTTTGAAGTCAAAATTAAACGGCAACGGCATGAGATAATTTCCTGAAAAACGACCCTATTTAACATAATGGGCGTTATCCGCACCACGGTAACACCGCCCATTTAGAAATGTCCCTGAGAGGCTTATTTCTATGGATAAAGTGCAAAAAGTGGTGTGAATAAAATATGCATAAACGGAGTCGAAAAATGCATAGGGTCGTTTTTAATTGAAACGCCTATTTTCGTAGGTTTTAGCCCATCATCTTTTTATAGACGTCAGCTGCTTCCTGTGGGGTGAGGTTTATTGTCTCTGTCTGAACAGGCCCACCATCCGGACCACTCAATTCCGTTTTATTCTTGAGCATACCAAGGTGCTGAGCAACCAGCTTCATGGCTTCATCCTGGTTACGCGTTATAACTTCAAGGCCGAACTTACCTTCTTTAACTCCTGAAAATAAACGACGAGCCGAACCGGTTAAATCGCGAGTATCATGAAAAACTGTACGGCTGAGACCAGCACCATTACAGCGCGGGCAGTCAGGATTAGGATCCATGGTGGCGTCAAAGCCATAACCGCCAGCATCATTTGGTTCCCGTCCTTTTTTCGCTCTTGCCTCGGCGCTACGCTCTTCAAATTCCACCGCGTCCCGCCATTGGTAGTTGTGACCAAAACCCCAGCAGTAACGACAGCACGCGCGATGATGTTCAGTTAGTTGTGTGGCGTCAGCAGTAGCAATATCCCACCACCATTGTAAAACTGAATCCTGAGTAATAGCTGTTCGTTGTGCTCGCAGGTCGAGAGCGGCGCGGATTGCCCGGCTAACATTAGCATTTCTTAGCAGCCGGGTAGAGTTAACATAAGCCGTATTCCCTTCGCCTTTATAGCCAGCCCGTTTATAAGCAGCACTTCTGTTCAAGTCGATGAGATATTCCTCAACAAACCTGACCTGCATATCGTTCAGCCCGTAATTGCGCAGGTCGAAACCTGTTTCACCATTCTGCGCGCTGTCGGGTAACACCGTATTATCTGGCTGAAACCCTGCCGTGTTTGCATCTGTTTTTTGATGGCCGGTTCGCAGGTTCGCACTTTGGTTCGCAGCCGATGTGTGCGAACCTGTTTTACGAACTTTATCCGGCTTACTCCAACCATCCTTTTTGGCTGTTTTCCGTATGGCTGTGTCACTTACTCCGTACCGCTCGGCTATGGCCCGTATTGAAAGCTCTCCGGCGGCATACTCACGCTTTATTGCATTCCAATTCGGTCTGGTCATAATGTTTCCTTTGATTATCTGCTAAAGTTCATTTTCCTTTTTAACTATGGAGTTTTGTATGCCTACCCTTCCTCTAATCCCTTTGTTCTCTAATCATTATCACGCCTCAAATGAAATAGTGGTTACTAATGAATATGATGCAGCTATGTATATGGCAGAGCACCGCGTAGATAATGGTATTGATAACCATATTGAGTCAATCCTAAAAGGTTCACCAAACTACCCCGAATGGTGTAATGCGATGCAAAATTATTCCCTAACAAATGCAGGAGAGTTAATACAATATAAAACATGCTTCCCTAATTTTAATTTAACTAAAGTTGTGCAAGAACTATCACATTTCAACGCACGCCCCTCAGCCGGGCAAAAATTATTTCACGGTGGTTATTGGGATTACAATTCAAATATAGTTACCTTGCAGGAGCCTTTTTCCACAACATTCAGTCCACAAGTAGCACTCAGAGAGCTAGACCACTTAGGTATTGGTGCTCAAAATCCTACTATTCAAATATGGATTCTAACCGTGGTAAACCCCAAGACAAATGTTTATTTTTATGACATTGATAATAATGATAACTTAGGTCACGAATATGAACTTTTATTTGCTCCTGGTGCAACCTTAACTTTAATAAAAACTCATGCAACCAACTTCACTTATACTGCGTATTCAGGATATTGGCCAAACCAGATTGCTAATGAAAAAAAGGTAGAAATACTAGAAGTGAATATTTCATAATCAGTCACATTGATTTTTATATAATCCTGAAGCCCCTTAATCATCTGCTCTGGTTCTGCAACCCGCTCTCGGATAACCAATAATTTCGGACAGCGGCGTCAGTTAGTAGGGGGCTAGTTGCATCATCCATGCTAGGGGCGTGACGTCAATAAAAAAGCCAACAGCGTATGCCAGTGGCTTTAGGAGGCTAGATCAGTTAATCAGGGATATTTAATTCTTGAACAGATGTGATAACAAAGTGTTCTGGCTTAATACCAAGGTGCCCCGCCATTTATTCCGTGTAATGACTTCTGTAATGCTATTTCCGCTCACGTTCAATCTGTCTAATATCAGCCTTATCACGATTGGCCTTCTTGAGCGCTGACAGTAGGAGCGCATTTAATTCAACACTCTGTCCCCACGTCATACTCTCGGGTATCTCTGGCTCGGGGGTGTCAGCAGTCATGCTGGCTGGTATCGGAACTACTGGAACAGGTATGTATATCGTTTGCGAATTCCCGCAGCCGCTTAACTGCGCTAGCAGGCACAGGCTGATTAGCGCAAATATCACCCTTAACAGCCATCTTGATATCGTTCTGGGCTCTCTGTGCGTCCAGTGCGATTTGGTTCTTTGCATTCTGGTTAGCCTCAGATGTGAAGTTCATGATCCGGACCGCCTGTATAACATTGCCCATTACTGCCTCTGTTGATTCCGCACGTTTTACAGCTGTATCAGCTCGCGTCTTTTCAGTTTCATACTTGCTGTGGTAGTGATTTGCCGAGTAGATGAGTCCACCAGCACCGAATAGAACGATGAGCGCTGTGTATTGCCATTTCATGCTTCACCCCTGCGATAGGAAGAGTTGTTTCTCAGCACCACGACGTCGAGCCAAGCCAGCCAGAGACTTACCACCTGCTTTGTCCCAGCGAGGAAACTCATCTCCAGCACCGCGATAGTCTCCGCTATTCAGTTTTCGCAAAAGTGTTGATGTGGATAACGCGCGAGCACCAATGTTATAGCTGAGAGAAACCAAAGCATCGAACTGGTTTTGATTTAGCTTAACTTTGACAATTTTCAGAATGTCATTCTCGAATTGAACTAACCCGGTTTTTAGCAGCCTATCTGCTGTAGGCTGGTCAATCTTCATCCCCCTCTTGATTGGCTTACCATCGACTGGGTGAGTCCATCCAAATCCGATAGTCCAAACACCTACGCTGTCTTGATATGCAGTAAGATCGCAACCTTCGAACGACTTTATCAGGGCAACGCCTCGGCTACTGGTTTGCATCATTTGCTCCTGTATTAGTCTTGTTACCAATCACCCGGCGAAGCAAGCCGCCAAAATAATCAGTCCCAAGATAACCAATGAACACACTGGCGATGTATCCGAGGTCAGTTTTCAGCCCTACAAAATCCAACAAGTCACGAACGAACCAAGCAATCATTGCGCACATAGCCGCATCGATTACGATCCGCCAGAACTTGCCGCCATTGTACTTTCCTCGTAGATAGGCCATTGCCCCAGCGAGTAGAGCGCCAATACCCTGCTCTTTAACAGACATCAGCCATAAAATGAGTTGTGCCCAGATATCGGGCTGTTTATCAGGCATACGCATATCTCTCACCTCCGGCTTTGCCGTGGCGCTATGTAGTAGGGAAAGGAAATAAAAAAAGCCCGCAATCGCGAGCTTATAGGTATATTTTTGGCGTAAAAAAACCTGCCGGAGCAGGTTCTTTAAATTTGTCTATCGCTGCGGGTGTAGCTTCGCGAGCATAACTGAATTTAAACAATGCCCGCGCAACTATGCAAATGGAATCTGTCAGTTTTTTTATCGAATACATCACACATAGGAGCATATAGCATTGTCTCAGCCATCTGTAACCAGACATCAATCCGACTTTCACAGGTACGCAGGCACCACTCAGGGTGTTTAATATTCAGCTCTCGGGCTAATGCTTTTTTACTCATTCGATGGATATACCGACTCTCAATAAGTCGATATAAACGGTCATGTCCTGTGCGGATCAATATTTCCCCTATGGCGGCATCGATAATCAGTCCCTCTTCATCAGTGCAAAATGCTAAATTGCTCTTGTGCTTTCCCGAAAGCAGGTCAAGAAAATAAGTTTTGAGCTCCTGCTGATCCAGCCCTGATGCATTCAAATGTCTGATCACTTGCTGTATTGCTGTTTTACTAACGTGCTTTGATGCCAGTAGTGAGTTGAACATATTCCCACCTGAACGTGAGCCAATGTAAGACCAACGCCCCCACATTTTTAATTTTCCCTGTATCCATACAGATTCCAACGTTTGCAGGCGTAAAACCTCTCCAGCTTTACCGGTCATAGTAGGATTTATCATATAAGGTTCTCTTCTCGCCAAATTTGTTGTGTGCGGAAAACACCTTCGGCGTGATATAGCCTGCGGGTGTCGGGATCGATATCTGTAGGGATTCGTCCATCGATAACATCGTGACAACAGTTACATGCTATAGCGGCCTGCATATCATCAGGTTTAATCCCAATGCCGCAGGTTCCTGCCAGTCGATAGTGAGCCAGAACGCTGGTTTCAGGATTTCCATTACATATACCTGGAATGCGAACAGTGCAGTCTCTGCCCCGTGCCTGTTTTCTTAGATTGGCTTTTCTCATGATGCGTAGTCCAGCAACTGCGCAGCTGCATTTTCTGCCATCTGCTGAGTGGGAAAAGCACGGAATAAAATGTAATTCCAGAGAACATCGAGAACGGATTTATACAGCTGGGAAAATTCGATATCGTCCATTTTGGCGAACGATATAGATTTAGGCTCTTTACGAGTGGTGCCGTCCGGCATGATGTATTCGGTATAAAAACCGGATTGGATAGTTACCCAGGCGCGGAACGCTTCAAACGATTTTACAGCGCTGATATTCCCTGCGCGCTTTTCTGCCTCTTCACGCAGATATTGATCTGCCAGTTCCTGCAGCGTGTCTTCATGTCCAGCATAGTGGGCCACCAGCTTCACATAACCGCATACCAGTTTTTTATCAGCCGGTGATATTGCACCACCTGCAGGTTGCCAGTAATCGAAACCAAGATTTAACAGGGCAAAGAATTTACGATGGAATGCCGGGTTACGTGCCTTTTTAAAATCGGCATATAACACAGCGCCTAACTTGAACTTCTTTTCAATAAATTCGCGGGCGTCCGGAGTGGCCGGAATTAATACACCGCCTGGTGATTTTATAAATGAATACTGCGCCATTGGTTTCCCCTTTAGCGCAGCAATTGCTCAGAAAATACAGCTATCGGGTGTTCAGTCCGACACCGTTATTATAGCGTACGTTTGGTCTTTTTTACAATGTCATACCCGGCTAATTCTGCTAATTCAAACAATGATTTAAGTGATGCAACATGCTCATTTTCATGAACAATTCTGACCGCAGTAACTACGCCATTTTTACAGGTGAGAAGGATACGGCCATTGTCAGGTAAATAATTCCCCGCCTCCGATTTATCAATCAATTTACCCCCTCACCATATACTGTATAAATTAACAGTAGTTATACTATCCCGAGACATGTCATGTAAACGTTTATAATTATGCTTTGCGAAAAAATATATTGGTTTGGCTTTTCATCTGATTGTTTGTAAAAGAAAACCGCCAAAGTGGCGGCTTTCTCGTATAGCTGAACTATGAATTTATTCGATATCAAAGCCAGTAATATCCTTGACCTTCTTCTTGGCAAAACCTTTTGCGAGAGATTTTGATAAATCCATCAGTGCGCTAATACCTTCATCCTTGAAGTTAGTTTTGATAGTTTGCCAGACCTCTTTCTGTCGTAAATCAGCGATAAAGTCATGGCCTCTCACTGTCAACCTAAGAGGAAGCTCATTCCAGTAATACTCTACTTCTTCATCATATGACTCGATCATCTCATGGCCAAATCCACTACGGCCATCTACCCTGACAATCAATCTGTTGTCATTAAGCAAGCGCATATGAAAAATGAAATCAGGGCTATTAATATCAAAACCCGCTGCTGCTAATTCACTAATCATGGTGTCAGGACCGATACTATCTTCAAATGCGATAAGTAAGTTTTTTAAATATTGCTGGTCTATTTTCATTTCTATCCTCGTGACATGTCACACTGATAACTTTGTATCATGTCAGCCCAAAGCCACCCAATATTTGCTATCGCAACTATAAGGGAGTTTAGAAAGGGTTACATGGATCATATATTGGATCATTAGCGCATGACCTACCACTTCCTAGAACAATTCCGGACTCACATTCATAGAAAGAACCGTTCGAAACTGAGCTCCAACGATCTCCATTGGTGAAACTAAACTCCAAAGTATCAGTTGTACCTCTTAGCCATACACCTTGGTACTTCATTTCTAATTTTTCAATCGATAGACCCGTCGGCGTATGCAACCTTATAACTAGAGATACCTCCCCTAATCCATTCCTAAGAGTGATTAATGGGCCGACACACTGAACATCCCAGTTATCCGCTCCAACATAAAATTCGTTGTCTCTTATGGAGAGTGTGATTTGACCATTCGCATCAGTGAAAAATCCAGATACCAAGATAGGCATTCCGGCTTTTTCAGGGTTTCTGATAGAAAGTAAAGGCAAACCATTCACGACCACTATATGTCGACAATCGATAAATTGGGAGCCCGCGAATTTAACTATTATTGGTTCAATACCAAAATCGAAAATCTCTTGTGCGAATCCCTGCTGCAAACATTTCGGATTTGCGTTAGCTCTAGCCACAGTTTCTGCAGATAATCTACCACGGGCTTTTTTTTGATTGCATTGAGAACATAGCAATGTCATCCCATCTGGGTTGTGCTCAAATGCATCACAGAATTCGGGATCAAAATGCTCATAATCATAAAAAGCTAGCCCACAAATGACACATCCGAAACCACATCGTTGGCGCACTTCTCGTTTTACACTCTCAGGGATTGTTCTTGAAAGCCCGTGAACGTTAGTATTTGCCATAATAGATATGCCTCAGAATTAATTCTAAGAACTATAATCGAATGCAGCTAAAATAAATACTCTGATCCATTTGCTTTTACGTTGAAACTAGCCTTGCTTGATGTTTGAAATTGCCACACGCCATAACTCACGGAATAACTCATATGCATTAGACATATTGGCCGTTACATAACTGCCAATCTCAGTCTTAAGTTGAATGGCTCTTAATTGTTCTGCTGAAATATCTATCGGTACCATAACCCAGTCATTGTGGGTGAGTGACCACTTCCGAACTGCATATTGGGCCAATTGCTCTTTCAGGAGTATATTGCTTTCCTGTACTCGTTTTAGCTGCAGGACTAGATGTTCAATATCATGATAGTGAACCCATTCCCCACTATCATCAGGTATCATGACCGGGCGAACACCATCACCCTGTCGTTGTTTGTAAGCCTGGAATTTGTAGTTAGACTCGGTGTTATTTCTCATGTTTAACTCCCTCATGCTGCTCGCGCCAATAATTCAAGCGTGCTCTAAAAAACTCTCGATATGTTTCCGGTGTGCCGTAAATCTGCTGAGTTATGGCCTCTCTGGTTATCTTTTTCCCAAAAAGCTGGCGTACCAGCCCTGCGGCTCGCATGTCGTAATGCTCTTTGAGTTGATAATCCTGTGGCCATTCAGCGCGATTAAACGGTAAGCCGGGCGGGAGGTAATCCGATTGCCCGGCCATATATCACTCCGGCATATTCTGAGTAGAGAGGCTGTAGAATTTAGGATCTACACTCTGCAGCGTGAAATAAGGAATTGGAGTGTCGTCATGCTGAATAATGCCCACCAGGTTGGAACTGAGCATGCAAGCAACACGTTTTCTGAGCTGATGAGCAGTAATATTGATGTCCGGGTGATGCTTTTCTATGGCAGTTAGAATGCCGTGGTATGAAAGTTTCCGGCCTTTCATAATAGCCACCAGCTGAGAGGCTGATAACTTCGCGGTTTTTTCCTTCTCAACCGGTTTACGAGTCTTCTTTTTAGCGGCTTTGGCTGGTTTAACCTTAGGAGTTAACCCGCGTACAGGAATGGGCCGTGGGCATGGTTCAAATGCCGAACAACTACGCGCCCGGGCACCCGCATTCATTCGCCATATAATTACTGGGGTCCAGTCGCAGGCATCATCAATAATGGTCATATTTGGATAGATTAATTCTGTTTCCATTTGGTCTTTCCTCGTTTTAAATAACGCTGGTCAGGCGTGGGTTAAAATGCTTCGGTACTGTACTTCTGAGAATATGAACGCTGTTTTCTTGTTGGTTTTGCTGCCTCCAGTTGAATACGGGTTTTCTCCCGGCCAACATGCTGATCCATTGGCAGGAAGTGCCCGTTTTTAAACTCCTGGTAAACTACGGTACCCGCGGCGCTGAATCGGCTTTTGCCTAAAATAACTTCCGCTATGCCTGCTGCGGGGCTCTCCGGGTTATAAACATCGTCACGGTACAAAAACAGAATGCTATCCGCGTCCTGTTCGATAGAGCCTGAATCACGCAGGTCTGACATAACCGGGCGGCGCTGTGCTGCAGGACGAGAATCAACAGAGCGAGATAACTGGCTTAATGCAAATACGGGGGTATGTAAGCGCATGGCCATCGTTTTCAGATTGCGGGAAATATGCGCTACAGCGAGATCGTTACGCTCTGCCCGGGGCTTTTTAATCAGGCCGATGTAATCGACCATAATCATGGCCAGATGCGGATAACGGCGTTTATGCGTTTCAGCAATTGCGCGGATTTGCTCAACGGTCAGGTCTGTGGCATCAACGATCCAGATATCACGCTCATTTAGCGCACCAACAGCAGCCGTAAATCGCGCCCAGTCTTCGTCGTGCATATCGATAGGGTTACGCAGGCGTGAAACTGACAGGTTCCCGGCACCAGCAACAGAACGCTCTACGATTTGCGCAGAAGCCATTTCCATGCTGAATATCAGCGCCCCACCGCCCCGGCTGGTAACGCCATCAACCACGTTTAGCGTGAACTCTGTTTTACCCATTCCAGGGCGACCAGCAACCACAATCAAATCCTGTGGGTTTATGCCACCAGTCGCGCTATCCAGTTCGCCAATCCCGGTTAACAAGTTCCGGGTGGATGCGTCCCCTTCCATGCGTTTTTGTATGGTGTCCATGTAGCGAGGAAGTAATTCCCCGATATGAACCGGTTGTACGTCGCCAGTCTCTGCAGTCATATCCAGAAGCTTCGCCACCGCGTTTTCAATGACTGTATCGCGCTGCTCCTGGTTAACGGCGTCACGGATGCCGTTTGCCCCATCCTGAAACATCTGAGCTAACTGGCGACTGCGCCAGGCCTTAACCATTTTTGACGCATAGCCTTTCAGGTTTGAAACCGTTGCCGGCAGCATACAAATTTCAGCCAAGTTGGCGAGCGCATCACCGCCAATAGCCTCACTGATAAATAACAAATCAATCAGACCGTCAGCCAGTGCCTGTTTTTTTATCTCACGGAAAACGGTCCGGTAATACGCAACGCAAAAGGCATCATCAGGTGTTGTCGCTATCACATCGAACGCATCAGGTGTTGCCCCGCCGTTGATGAGTCCGGCCAGAACGATGGATTCAAGTTCCTGGGAGCTGGTTGGTTTCACAATGCGCCCTCGCGAGTTCTACGGAGTGTTTCCGGCTTCATAAGAAAATCAAAATTGGCGCGCCAGCCGTCACGGTGTTCACCACCAAAATAAAAATCAGGTGCGGTGTTACGGAATTTCTCCAGGTAGCCCATAAACGCGCCAGTGGTTTTATTCATCATGTGGGCAGCCAGGCGGATAATCATTCTGCGGCGATCTGTGTCCAGGGTTGCCGCTGGTAACACTTCGGAAAATATTTCGTTGTAACCGTCAATAACGACCTGTGGGTCTATGGTGGATTCGATGGTTGCCCATGCTTCAGCATCAGCGATATAGCCGTCAAAACGGTTTACGCGGCAGATATTTGCGGGTTTAGGTGCGCCATCAGTACGGCGATTCCAAGTGGCCAGAACCCAGCGAATAACCAGCTGCAGGTCTGCGACGCTATACGCTCCACGTGTTTGTGTCGGGGTTAGCATCAGCACAAACGGTTTTATGTCCCGGCAACGGGTACCGGTTTGTTTGTTATAAAACTCCAGAACTGTTTTAGCGTCAGCGAGAATTATTTCAGATTCCGTACTCTCCCCCTTTTGGGGGTAAGGGGGATCTATATTCTCTGTAGTAATCTCTGTATGAATGTTTGCTGGTTTTCCACTTACTTGCCTGGTGGTTTTCCGCATTCCAGTATGTGGTTTTTCCGCATCCTTGTTTGCGGCTACAAGCAACTGATATAAAACATCATTATCAACCTTGTAAAAAAGTCGCGCAGGGACACACTTTTTCTTTTCCAGCAGTACACCAAGTGAACGAAGTTTCTTTCGCGCCCCCTCCTGCTCATAGCGGGAAAGTCCTGTTTCTTCTTCCCATTCGTCTTGGGTTTTATACACCCATCCATCATCACTGGATCTATTCGTCCAGTAGGTCATTTGTGATAGAAACAGCGCAGCCGTAACACCAATGTCCAGGCGAATGAAACTTCGCTGGAAAGCTATTGGTCTGTCGAGTAGTGGGAGAATATTCATACTCAGATCCCCAGCATATATGCGAGCTGGAAACAGGCTTTCTGATACTCAACAGACGAAAGATTTTCTTGCCGTAATTCAGCTTTTTTCTGTTCGTAAAGCTCCCATTTTTTAGCGATCAGTCGTTCTTCAAAAACAGGCTCTATGTCTTCTGCAGTGGCTGGTATTCCATTCAGGCGAAAGCCATTCCGCCACGTTATGCGGTCAATTGATCTCAACATATTGGTCTTTCCTCGGTACAAGTTAAACGCTGGTCAGGCGCTGTGTATCTCGCATTGCTTGTAATGCTTTAGCCACTTGCTGAGGCCCATCACGAGCATCGAGCAACAAAGCAATGATTGCCGCTGCAAATTCCTTTATGGCCACGCAAATTAAATACTGGGTGGACATATCAAGCCGGGCATAACGCTCTGCAGGCAATGCCGCTTCCATTGCATTGGTCAACACATGGGCTTTAGTTCTGGCCGCTTTAGTGTCTCCCCGTAACCAACGAAAAATCTGCTGCCGGTTATTGTTAATTGCGCGCCAGTCAGCATTACCGTGAACATCTTCAATCTGGTGCAATTTCAGAAATTCAGTATTACCGCCCAGGCGAAACCACATCCGGCTTATTTCGATAGCAACCAGTTCCTGCCCACTCTCAGCAGCCCAGTTAAGTATCTCTCGCTTCAATTCATCAAGGTTTTCCACTTTTCTCGCGTCTCCTGTCGCTAAAAGTTGATTAAGCGTAATCAGATTTTAATTACAGCGGTTGTTAGGCTGCATTCTGTTCAGGAATACCATCTGATGGTTTCCGGTAAATATTTGGGAGTAAATCATGTGGTGTAACTTGATATCCGGTAGCAGCAGCCCATTCAAGCGCTGTCGCAGCAGATAAAAAGCATTCTGCCGCTGCAACTCGACTTACATAGCCCTGGGTTTTGCCTACAAGTTCGGCAAACTGATTCTGCCGAACACCCGATGTTTTTAGATAATCTTTTAGCTTCATAGTTAAGTCCTCTATGGTTGAACGCCTAAATATTAATAACGTTAATATTATTCGTCAATAGCAATGACCTTAGAGTTTCATTAATTTTGCGAATAATATGCCCCTATGAGAAAGAAAACGCTTGATGCAACTGAACTCGATGCAGCCCAAAGGTTGCGTGACATATGGAATGAAAAAAAAGTAACTTTACGTCTCACTCAGGAAAAGGCGGCGGAGGTGCTTGGCTTCAGTACACAGGCATCAGTAAGTCATTATTTGAATGGAACAACACCACTCAATACTGATGCGACGCTTAAATTTGCATCACTGCTTGGGGTCAAACCAGAAGAGATCAGGCCTGATTTAGCTGAAATGATGAATTACGTCAGAAAATCAGGCGAGTATCTAGAAGATAGGTCCGGACCTGGATGGAAGTTACTTTCTCCAGAACATGCAGAACTTATTGAGTTATATGAACGCTTGCCTCTTAGCGAAAAAGAAAGACATCTGTCTGATTTAAAAGAAAAAAACAAAGATTTTGATAGGCTATTTAGAGAGCTTTTAGCCGCCAGAAAACAGTAAATTCTTTATCCCACCGCCTTATAATCCCAGCCATGCGCTGGGTTTTTTTTATCTAACTTTATCAACGCCATACAAATAATATTATCATTGATAATAATTTACTATTGACCAATAATATTATCATTACTAATATAAACCCCATCAACGACGCACTAACCACGCGGCAGTTGTTCAGAAAAACGTTCTGACGTGTGGGAAAGACCACTAACTAATTTGAATTTTTGCTGTTGCTATAGATTTCCCATAACGGTGAGAACTAACCAGCAGCATGACACCGGGAAAGTCCGGGAGGAAAGACCAACGGGCATAACCAGCCCTGACGCCGGGAAAGACCAGCAAACTTTAGACGTAAAAAAACCCACCGAAGTGGGCTTAATTACTCCCAGCAGAGACCAATCCGCTGAGACGTGGCACAGGGGACCAACCCTGTACCGAGGAAAGACCAACGACAGAGCCGCCGATCGGTTTTGATTATACATCAGTAAGGAGTCGCTATGGAAGCGCTTACCATCCCCGTTAAGTTATACGTGCATCACCACACAGCAGCATATTCTCAAGACAAGTACATCGTCGCCACTTGTGACATGTCACGAAGCTTTCCCGATCAATATGTCCTGCTGGAAACGCGCGATATTTCCATCAATATCAGTCAGCCCGAGCCTATCGATATTATCGCTCTGCAGGTTAACCAACTCCGTAATAAGAAAGACGAGTTAGCTGCTATCGCCCAGCGCGAAATCGCTATGGTCGAAGATAAGATCCAGCAACTGCTGTGTATTGACCACTCCCCTATTGAAACATTCGAAATCCCATTTTGACCACCAGGGCGTGTGACCTGTGCCCTTAATTCAACGAGGAAAGTCCATGGATATAAAAACGCTGTTAGAGGAAATTCGCGCTACTAAAGAAAAATTAAATTCAGCTAATAGGATCATCGAAGTCTTTAACGCAGATAAAGCCCGTAAAATCGGTATTTATACAGAAACACATTCTGGCAATGACCTCTATTTATGTGTGAGCAAGGAGCCTATTTATAATTTAGCCGTTAGCCAAAAAGAGATTTTAGAGACCCAGCTAGCCGTACTAGAAGATGCAAAAAATACCGCTGAACGAGTTATCGCCGGATTATTGCCCGATTCAAAAACAAGCGTCTGACCAGCGCTATTTAACTGAGGAAAGACCATGACTGTTTATAACTGCCTCCTGGAGCCGAAAAAATCGGCCATCAAGGACGGTGCCGTTCGCCTTGCTATCAGCATCCAGGCACCAAATAAAAAAGTTGCTGAAAACATTATTGTCGGAAAATTGTGGGAACAGTATCCGGATAATGGAGACTCTTATTTCAAGCCTAAAATTTGGGAAGATGCTCCGGGACAAGACCGGTCAGCATTAGGTGTGTTCAATGAAGAGTTTGCCACCACTCATGATTTTGACGGTGAGAAGTGGATTAATATTACTCCACCCACGGATAACAATATGCCCAGTGAATCCGATATTGTTGACCTTATGGCCATACCATCACGCGAACGATTCGCTGCAGTTCTGTTATTCAGCGACTCCCCAATAGATGGGAGTATGTATTCGCAGGTTGTCGATTATCTGGATAATTTGGATTCATCAGGACAAACTTTAGAAGACGTAGACAGATTTAATTTCAATGTACTTGTAGCTCTTCACAACAACGAGCCAGTAAAGCATATGCACGTTGAAGGTCTGAATAATCTAATTCAGGCTATCTTCACTCAGTTTGAAAAACAGACACCGGGTAAAGCAGCAATCAGCCAGTTCATTAAGCGCTGGCTTGAAAATCCGGGTAAACGCGACGAAATTCTGGCGGCTGCGACTGACTCAAATAAAGCTGAAAACGTTAATACTGATAACCTGCAGAGTCCAAAACGCGGGTACAAACATACCTATGCAACACTTGATAGAGAAATTGCTCTCGCGCTGCGCCCTCACCCTTGTGATCAGGTTGTACTTTCCGGAGACCTGATTGATGCAGATAAAATCATTGCGGACGACCGGGAGGATTTTAAACGCTGGTCTGCATCGCTACGCACCACACCGCAAATCCTTAAGTATGACCGTAACTCCATATTCGGTGTTATACAGCAAGCTCCCGCGAGTGATACTTATCATTTTCCTGACTCGCTACGCCGTCATATCACGTCATGGTTAGAGGCGAATGGCCATATCGAAGAAGGTGAAACAAAACCCGAAAAACAAGCAGATGCTACCGTTAAAAATCTTGGTGACGGTAAGTTTTCCATTATGGGATTAGTGCAAGAAACCCCACCCAACCCGGTACCGGAACAAAAAGAAAATGCACCTGCAGTAAGTGATACCCAGGCAGAACAAGCGCGGGAAACACTTACTGATATGGGTTATGGCGTTTATGCCACCCAGGAAGAGCCAGAAGAAAAATTAAGTGAAAGAGCTGAAAAGCTAGTCACTCAAACAGAACAATTGGCCGCAAGAATAAATGCCGATGAACAGCATCAGCAGGCAGTGGCCAGCGTAGAAAAGAGCATTAATGAAAGTCCTGCAGACGGACAGGAAAATCTGGCGCTCTGGAAACGTGTATTCCGTACTGATGAACGATTCACTAAAGCTTTCGCCGTCAACGGCGGCGGCACATCCATCAATGGAACATACATGACCATGCTGGCCACGCGTGAGTTTGGCCCTAAGGGTATCGGTTGGGGAGTTGATATTCTTGAAGAACGATTCGATGCTGGCGCACCAATCCTTAGAAAAGTTAAAGGCCAGGATGGTAATCAGACATGGGATCTTATTCAAAATGGCTCTGGCGGCATCCTCACCGAACAAAATCATGTGATCAAGATAAAGCTCTGGTTCATTCAGGATGGTGTCCGCGGCGAAGAAGTTGCATACGGCTGTACACCCTACATTTATGACAGCAAATACGGACCAATTTGTGATGGTGAGGCGACTAAAAAATCGCTCACGGACGCCACCAAAAAGGCGCTCTCATCGCTTGGGTTCAGCGCTGATATCTTTATGGGTCTGTACGATAACCCTGAATATCGCCAGCAAAACAAAGCTGAGTTTGCAATTAAGAATGCCAGTGAAAACGCTGAGGATGCCACACGTCTACGTCAGGAACTTGACGATAAGTTAACCCGGGTAGCGAAAACACTGGAAACAGGTGTGTCAGAGAATGAGATCAACAAAGTATTCAGCTCTGTAGCCCGTGAAGTTGAAGTCCATCGTAAAAGTGCTGAAGCAAAAGGAGATCAGCAACACGCCAGTTATTTAAAAAGTCGTCTTGTAAGACTGACAAAAATTAAAGATTCACGCCTAGCTGAATTGAACTCACAGGAGAAAACAGCATGAGTAATTACTGCGATGATTGCGGGTGCCGTAAAGTTCTCGACTATTGCACAAATTGCCAGGAAGAAGCTTACATTGCATTCCAGCAAGCTCCTGAAATGAAATTTAGTGAAGAGTTCATGCGCAAAGCGTGGGATCAAGAAAACGGTCGTGTATCCAAACATTCTCAGGAGAAAAAAGTATGACTTCTACCACTGCAATCGCATTAGCTGCCGACTATTCCAGCCTCCTGCAGCTGCTGGAAACCTCTGATGATTTCACGCCAGAAATGATCGCCGATACACTGGAAGGTTTAGAGGGTGAGTTAGCCGATAAACTGGATGCTGTCATGGTTGTAGCCCGGAACAACCTCGGAAACGCTAAAACCTGTGATGAAGAAATGAAACGCCTGGCAGAACGTAAAAAGTCTTTTGAAAATAAAGATAAAACCCTGCGTAAGTACATCTTGTCATGTCTGCTAGCGACCGGGAAAGATACCCTTAAAACACCAAAGAATACATTCACTGCCCGTAAAGGTTCTATCAATGTAGTAATAGATAATGTCGATATGCTGCCTGATGACATGGTTACCGTACAGACGGTAATTGCTCCGGATAAAAAGGCAATCAAAGATGCGATTGAGGCGGCAGAAGCTGCAGCCGCTCAAATCAAAGCTGATGGTGAAACCCCTCCGGACGGACTTCTTAATCCGGTACCAGGTGCACATCTTGAAATAGGCGAACGCTCACTGCAGGTACGCTAATGTTGAAACTAACACTAAAACGGGGTGACGCAATTCACGTTGTATTACCTGATGGTAGTAATGGGCTAATCGAAGCGCGTAGCCGCTGTGAACTGGGAATACACATGCCTGATAGCGTCAAAGTAACACGTGAAAAAGGTGCGTTTCTTCCTGAAAACTTGATTAAGCCTAATCAGAATTAATTTAATCGAACCGATAGCATGGCAGGCTCAATTTATTAAAGGAGACTGCCATGCATTGGAAACCCGGAGCAATTTTACTTACTGATTTCGATATTAAAATAGGCCGGTTGTCAGCCAGCGTACGCAAACAGACCCTGACCACGTCTGATATTGAATGCGCTTGTAGTGAGGCTGATAGCGCTATATATCGGATAATGAGGGAAGACCATGTACGAAAACAGCGCCACAATAAAGGTGATAATGATCGGGCTAACAAGGGCCTCACATAAATCGAATAAACTGGGGGCATTATGGCACGAATGATCCCCTTACTTGATTGGGCGAAAGATGAATTTGGCGAACAGGCACCCAGTGAACGAGTTTTAAAAAAATACGCCAAAGGGAAAATGATCGCTCCCCCCGCAATGAAAGTAGGACGCGAATGGATGGTTGATAAAGATGCCAGGTTCGTTGGCCAGATTGCAGAACATAGACTGCCACCGAATGCCAACCCTCGATTATTAAGGATTGTTGCTGATGGCCGCTAGACCAAGAACGCATAAGATTTCGATACCAAACCTGTATCGCAAGCTTGATAAGAGAAGCGGTAAAGTTTACTGGCAATATAAGCACCCGCTTTCAGGAAAATTTCATAGCTTAGGTACTGATGAAAATGAGGCTATGCAGGTCGCTAACGAAGCCAATGCAATTATTGCAGAACAGAGAACCAGGCAGATCCTCAGCGTTAATGAAAAGATAGCAAAAATAAGAAAAATGCGTGAAGGGATAACGGTAACTGAATGGCTGGATAAATATTTAGCCATTCAGGAAGAGCGTGTGTCATTAAACGAATTACGCCCGAACTCGTATAAACAGAAGTTAAAGCCTGTACGTTTGTTCCGTGAACATTATGGAATGAAATACCTGAAAGACATCACTACTCTCGATGTGGCAGAAGTCACTGATGCAATAAAGGCCGAGGGACATAGCCGGATGGCACAAATAGTAAGAATGGTGATGATCGATGTATTTAAAGAGGCTCAGCATGCGGGGCATGTTCCGCCTGGCCATAATCCAGCTCTTGCAACGAAACAGCCAAGAAACCGTATTACCCGGCAACGACTTTCTTTTGAAGAGTGGGAGGTAATATTCAAACAAGCAGAACACCATCCGGCTTATTTAATAAATGGAATGTTGCTGGCATTAGTTACCGGGCAAAGGATTGGTGATATCAGCAATATGCAGTTCTCCGATATTTGGGATGACATGCTCCATATCACCCAAGAAAAAACCGGAAGTAGATTAGCCATTCCATTAAGTCTGAAATGTGAAAAATTAAATATCACATTACGGGAAGTCGTTTCAATGTGTCGGGATTCGGTTATCAGTAAATATCTGGTTCACTTCAGGCGTTCCACATCAATGGCTACCAGGGGGAGTCGCGTACCAGCTAACTCGCTCACAACGACATTTAAAAAAGCACGTGATAAATGCGGTCTTACTTGGGAGGAAGGAACGGCTCCAACATTCCATGAACAGCGCTCATTAGCTGAGAGGATCTATCGTGAACAAGGTATCGATACTCAAAAGCTACTGGGCCATAAATCGAGAAGAATGACCGATAAATACAATGATGACAGAGGAAAAGAATGGATGGTCATCGACACAAAAACGGGGTGATTTTTAATCAGTTTTGGGGGAGAGTTTTGGTGGAGTTTTGGTGGAGTTTTGGGGGGAAGTTTTTTTAGCTCAAAAAAAACGGGAACCCTGAGGCTCCCGTTATCATCTAACCCAAAAGTTTGGATTACATGTTTTCGATGATTGCGTCACCAAACTCGCTACATTTCAGCAGTTTAGCGCCATCCATCAGACGTTCAAAGTCATAAGTTACGGTTTTCGCGTTGATTGCGCCGCTCATGCCTTTAACGATCAGGTCAGCTGCTTCGAACCAGCCCATATGACGGAGCATCATTTCCGCAGACAGGATGATTGAACCTGGGTTCACTTTGTCCTGACCTGCGTATTTTGGTGCGGTGCCGTGGGTTGCTTCGAACAGTGCACATTCGTCACCGATGTTAGCGCCAGGAGCGATACCAATACCGCCAACTTGTGCTGCCAGTGCATCAGAGATGTAGTCACCGTTCAGGTTCATACAAGCGATAACGTCGTATTCAGCCGGACGCAGCAGGATCTGTTGCAGGAAGGCGTCAGC